TCGTCAGTGATCTCCAATCCAGACACTAGGATGCTCAGGTGATCGATAAATATCACTTGACAATCTAAACCCTGTACCATGTACCGTACACGATCCAGAAGGTCGTCCATCTCCAGTGACCCGAAGTGGTCGTAGATAAATACTCGTCCGGTTCCTAAAGTATTGTCGAAGTACTCCCTGATCTGTTCTCTCGAATACTTCTCGAATACTTCATTAAGATGCAGACGATCATTGGCCTCAACGGACAGGATGCCACGCCTAGTGCGATCCACTGATTCTTCAAGGGCAATGATGCCAATATTTTGATCAGTGTTTTTGAGGTAGTAGTGCTGTAGCTCCCTTAGCAAGGAACTCTTGCCAACGCCAGTGCCAGCTGCCCACGTGACGATCTCCCTAGCCCTAGTGCCAAGCGTCTTGCTTTGCAGCTGTGGAAAGGGAAAGGGGATACTGCGTAAGTTCTGCTCTGACCACAGCCCGTTGAAGTCTGTGGCAGCATTGCGTATACCAGCTGGGGTGTAGCATTGGGTATTCTTCAACCGTGCTATGAACTCATTGTGTAGGCCCTTGGAGGTGTACTCACAAGCGTCCTTGTGTTCTAGCTCTACGATGTATGCCTTGCCGGGTCGGAGCAATCTGGCGCAGCGTTCAGCGTTCTGTCGAGCTTCTGGCTCTGCATCGAAGCATATGAACACCCGCTTGAACCTCTCCAGGAGTTCAAGATTGTTTTTGAAGTCACGCTCTGCGCTTGCCTGTCCTGATCGTATGGACATGGCGTGGACAATCTTGGACGAATAGTTGCCCTTACTGTAGGTCTTAGCATCTGGAGAGACGCTGTTAGCCATTTGAAACGCCGCCAGTGCATCTGCCTCGCCCTCGGTGACGATCAGGGTATTGGAGCTTACCCCGACATCCTTGCCCAAGGTGTGCGCTCCGAATAGAACTGTATTCTTAAAGTCTCCCTCTGTCTTGAACTCCTTTCCCTGCAATCTTACCTTTGATGCAGTCCGCATACCATCACCGTCGTAGTATGGGAAAACAACTCTTAGATCAGATGCGGTCACTCCGTACAAGTCTTGGACTGCCGTGGATATATTCCTAGCGGACCAAGGTGTGTCTGGTTTGGATTTTTTCCTCAAAGGTTCCATATAATCCTCTTTGTCACTGCCGTAGCTGTTACAGCTGAAGCAATAGGTGTGACCATCGTCGTAGATTGCTAGGGCATCTGATGACCCGCATTGGTCACAGGGTTGGTGTGTTTTGACTGCTACGACATCACTCATCCATCTCTCCCATCTGCTTCAATCTGCCATACATATTTGCATGGTCCATCAGCAAGTTCAACAAGGCCTGTCTTGGCACTTTGACCTCCTTGGCGTTTTTCCTAGCCTTGTCCACAGCTGCGTGTAAAGTATCAAACTGCTCGTCGTCGGTGTACAGCTTCATTCAATGGTTCGCCTTTTTTCCAAGCATACGATTAAGACCATCGTCGTCATCGTCTTCCTCTTCTAATTCTACATCAAAATGTGGCTCTTGGTCAAGGTACATCTTGAACTCTTCAAGGGCCATGCAGATAAAGTACTCCGCTGGCTTGTTATTGAGTTCAGCCATTTGCTGTAGGAATGGCTTTACCGATTTGTCTAGGCCGAATACGTCCTCCAAGCCTTGCATAAAAACCTGGAATGGCAGTGATGGTGTGGAACCCTCTATCATTTGAACCTCTTGTATAAAACATAAAGTAGTGTCAGGACAGACATATAAACGGCGACCTGTATTGCCTCGGAGAAATACAGGGTATCGAGGGGAAAGATTTCATCTGCCAACATTGGCCATTTCCCCGGCGAGTGCCGCATATCCTGCTATGTCAATAAAACTGTCATCCTTGGGTGTCTCGATTGATCTGGCAACTTTCATCAGGACAAGCATCATGGCGACATCGATAGGCGTCAAGTCATCAGGTTTGGACCGGACATAGGTTGTCCACAATGCCGCAATCCTAGCGTGGTTCAGGTAAGCGTCTCCGTATTCCTTGGCACGGTCGCCATTGATCAGGTCGCAGGCGGTTTGTAGAATTTCGTCTCTATTCATCTTCGACAACCTCCTCAATGTAGTACCCGACAGGGGTCAGTCCTTCATGGGAGAAGTCATTGTCTATGACTTCCTTGGCGTCATAGTACGGACGCTTTTTAGGTTTGACACGTTGGCGGTACAATGGGGATTGCAACGCCTTCGCTTGCTTGTTTCGGTTTTTCATGCTGTTTTCCACATTGTAAGCTTGTATCAATAGTGATCCAATGAAGGATGCAAGCATTCAATAGGCTCCTCATAGTCTAGTTCATAGGTGAATGTCTGGCGTATGGCATGGCGACAATCCGAACAGATGTCGTTATGCAATGGCTGGTTGTCTGGTAGTTTAGCGTCACAAATGGCGCATCTCATCTTATCCTCCTACGGTGGGTCTCTATAGAGTACTCTATAGAGCTACAGTGTAACTTTTTTAATATCTCTACTGTGTACTCTATAGAGTATAATATAGGACGACAACCCTGGTTGTCAAGTATCATAGTAAGATAATTCTGGATTATTGTCTTCCTCCAATTGGATATCCATTGCAAGCTCGCAAATTGGCGTGTGTGCGTAGTCTAGGATTTCCTCGGCATATATCTTGGCCACACGGGAGTTCTTCAAAGGATACATATCCTCGATAATTTTCACTAGCTTGCTTTGCAAGTGTGCAAACACCTGTAGTTCTTTGTCTGAATAGCCCAAGGCTTTTGAATAGTCCATGATGGTCTCCAATGTTGACACAATAGAGCGCATGTTAGACCATGCGCTCCGTTCTGTCAACTAGTGATCTAGGAATGTAATAGGTTTCCTAGCGGTCCAACATAGCGTGCATGTGCCGCAACTGTCTGTCTTGTCCAATTGGACCGGACAGGTTATGGCATCCTTGGCCGTATTGTGGACAGTATTGGCCGAAAGATTGTCGCTTGGCAATGTTGAAAACCGGATTGCGAACTTGTCGAAACCTAGAACGTCGCGTGTGCATTTTAAGGCGTTCCCGATTGGCTTGCCGGGGTGGTGTCGGGAATAACCGTAGACATGCAACTTGTCACGTGTGGCAACCTGTACATGCCAGAATGCCACATACTCGGTAGAGTAGAAGTCACCCAGCACATGCAAGCGAACCAAATAGCCTCGCTTGTGTTTCCGATCGAGTTCGTCCAACTCTTTCTCTAAACGCGCTCGCAGACCTACTGTGTCGATGCGATGGGCGAATGGCATGTTGTTTCCGTAACAATCTTGCCAATGCTCACAGGCCCTATCGCACGTTGCGCGTTCTTCAAGGGTCAAGGTATAGATTGGCATACCAGCAAGCTTGCCCTTGGTAACCTTGCGGCCAAGCTTTTTATTAGTCGACGGTTTCAAGACCTTGTGCTTGTACTGGTCAAGCGTGTGGACGTTCTTGCTGTACATGGTGCGACCTTCCACAATGGCCGCATGGTCGCTTTTTAAGGTCGTCATGACTTGCTCCAATAGTTATCTTTCAAATAGGCGTCTACCATGTCTTGACCATACTTGTCAAACATGATGGCCAGGAACGTATGGGAAGGGATACCGTCTACCAAACAAGCACCCCATGCATTCGCCGGTCCAGTCACGGCTTCGACGTACTTTTCACAATCTAGTTCTAAGGTCATTAGATCATCTCCATGTCAGCCAGTATCGAAAATTCTTCATGCGTCATCAGACGTTCGATAACCTCGCCACATACGACGCACACGCCTTGCCCGTCGTCTTTGTGGCCGTTCAATTCACATTCGCTCTCCATAACATTCTCCCAAATTGATACAATAGAACGCCAGGATTTTCCTGGCGCTCCGTTCTATCAACCGGCGAAGTGATGTAGCCGCTTAACGGCTGCTTTATGCTCGACGTATAGCGAGCGGCGTCCCATGTGAAAACCTGTCATGGTCGGGCCTGTCGATACTCCCCAACGGGATTTGGCCACACGTTTCCGATACAATCCCCAGGCGAAACGCTTGCCATTGGTTCCGTCATTGAGGGCCGCTGTCTTGCCTACTAATCTAGCCATTTCGTTTTCCTTTCCTAATGGCGTTGACACAATAGAGCGCACCTTAATCGATGCGCTCCGTTGTGTCAACATCACTTCCAATCTTTAATTTCCTTCTGTAGGTCTTCCTTAACTGATAAGTATGGTAAATCGAAGTAAGCAGCGATTTCCCTCGCCGCATCTTCTATATATTCGGCTGACACTTTGTCGTCTTCAAAAATGTCTCGACTTGCTTCGATACAACACCATGCATTCCGGGTAATTTCTCTTTCATATTCGCCCATTGGTTCTGCTCCTTTGTTGCGTTTTCCATTATAGTATATGCCAATATCTGGTCAACACTTTTATTTTCGTCGCCCTTTGCATTGGTGGCCTGTAAATTGCTTATTCAAACACCATGCCAACTATGCCCGATTCGCGCAAATTATTTTTATGGGTCATGGGTAGCGTTTTGCCAAGACGCACCAGCGAGCTTCTTAGGACGTTCTAGGGCCATATGCACTATAATGCACATTTTGTCGCAAAACACATTGCAAGCAAAAACAATGCCAAAGTATGTTCTATTGGCACACACACGCACACTTTTAAAATATTTGTGACAATCCTGCAACACTGTTGCACAATTGTCACACTGTTGCCCAGGCGCAACACTGTCGCACAATTGCAACAGTGATGTTTATGCAACATTGTTGCAAAATTGCCACACCATTGGATGTTCACCTTTTGTTCTTTTGTCCGATCTGCTTTTGTTCCACTTTTGTTCTCAACCTTGAACAAAGCAGGAACAAAACGAGACCGCGACCCCCCCAGTGGTGGTCAGTTGTTTTATAGTCCAGTGCGTTCATTCCGGGGGGTATTTTGAAAACCTATTGACACTATTGTAAATATATAGTATAATAACACTATGAAATACATTCCCGGTTATCTTGGTGGCACACCAGTGTTAGTGCCTACATTACGAGAACAAATCGTAAACAAACTGAGAAAAATTATATGCCGAAAACAAGAAAGTTTGCCAGCTACGAAGAGCCAAAACCCTTAGACAGGGAAATGACCTCTAAAGAGTACGAGTTTATTGTACAACTGGTAGACAACCACCTAGAACCTGAGCAAGCGTTTCACGCAGCTGGGTACAAGGCTGAAGGCTCCCATGCGGGACACAGGGCAAAGCGGCTACAGCGGCACCTTTGGCTCCATATTGAAAAACGCATTAAGGAAAAAGTTGGAGAGACAGCGACACTTGCTTTGTCTGTCTTGGAAAGCCTAATGCGAGAAGCTGATTCTGAAAATGTTAAGTTGAATGCCGCCAGAGACATCCTGTCACGGGCTGGGTACGATGCTGTGCATAAACAGGAGACGGTTGTTAGGGAGATTTCTGAGCTTACAGACGAGGAGCTAGACGAGCAGATTCAGCGTCTTTCAGAAAACGTGGTGCCTTTGCGTGGCAACTAAAGAAGAAATTTTAAAGCTACTGCAAGAAAAACAACGTCGGGTGGAAACCAGACGTATTGAGCAGTATAGTCCCTACGACTACCAGACTAGGTTTCATTCTGAAGGCAACAGTTGCGCTCAAAGAATTTTAATGGCCGCAAACAGAGTGGGGAAAACCTATTGCGGAGCAGCTGAAACAGCCTACCACCTAACAGGTAACTATCCTAAATGGTGGAAGGGTTATAAGTTTAACAAGCCCATCAAGGCGTGGGCAGCTGGTGAGTCGAATGACACTACACGGGACATTATCCAAAAAGAGCTATTTGGCAATCCACAAGACCCTTCAAAAAAGGGCACAGGCGCGATACCACTGGACAACATTGTAGAAACAATTCGTAAACCAGGAGTGCCAAATGCTTTTTCTAGCGTACTGGTCAAACACCGTAGCGGAGGAAACTCTCAGATCAGTTTTAAAGCATACGAACAAGGTTTTGAAAAATTTATGGGCGAGGCAATAGATGTTGTCTGGCTTGACGAAGAGCCTAAACAGGAGATATTTTCCCAGTGCATAACCCGGACTGCCGATACAGATGGTATAGTTTACATGACCTTTACCCCAGAACGTGGGATGACATCAGTAGTAAGCAGTTTTATGAACGATCTAAAACCTGGGCAGAGCTTAATAACGGCAACTTGGGACGACGTAGAACATCTGGACGAAAAAACAAAGGAACAACTTTTAGCGGTCTATAGTCCTGCTGAGAGGGATATGCGTTCCAAGGGAATACCAGTATTTGGCTCAGGATTGGTATTTCCAGTGTCTGAGGATGACGTTGTATGTGAAGATTTCGAGATACCGGATCATTATCCAAGATTGGCCGCTATTGATTTTGGCTTTGACCACCCCACTGCAATTTCTTGGGCAGCGTATGATCCAGATGATGATATCATTTACATCTATGACGAACACCGGAGAAGCAAAGAAACACCACTGACTCACGCAGCTGTATTAAACTCAAGAACACCGGGAATACCAGTAGCGTTTCCCCACGATGGGTTACAGCATGATAAAGGGTCAGGCATACAGTTAGCACAACAGTACAGGGACTTGGGTGTGTATATGCTGCCTGACCATTTCAGCAATCCACCTACGGAGGGTAAACTAAATGGTAATAACTCTATTGAAGCGGGCCTTAGCATCATGCTGCAACGCTTTGAAACTGGTCGCTTGCAAATTTTTATGTCTTGTGTTGAAACCCTTGAAGAAATGCGTCTCTACCATCGAAAAAATGGACGAGTGGTGCCGATCAAAGACGATCTTATAAGTGCTATGAGGTATGCTTCTCTTTCCATAGAGCGATTTGGCGAACGAATGAAGAACAAAACGCATTACAGAAAATACGGATTTGAGCAAGAAATTAGATACTCTAGTGCAGGAATTGTATAATGCCTTTTAGTAAGTATAGTGCAAAGCAAAAGAAACTAGCACGGGTAGCCCCACCAAGAAATAAAATTACCGCCGCTGACTTAAAAAAATTAGGAAGTAAAAATGGCAAGAGGAAAACCAAAACCTAACGATCCAGCCAAGTGGTCACGGGCAAAGGCAAAAGCTAAGGCTAAGTTTAAGGTATATCCCAGTGCTTATGCCAACGCTTGGGCCTCAAAAGAATACAAACGTATGGGCGGTACTTGGTCGGGTAAAGATAATAGGGTAAAAAAACGTGGCTAAGGGTGGTCTGGGCAAGTGGTTTGCTGAGGATTGGCGAGATGTCAAAACTGGCAAAAAGTGCGGGCGTTCCAAAAATGGAAATCGCCCCTACCCAGCCTGTAGACCCAAACGAGTAGCCTCTAGGATTTCTAAGGCAGAAGCCCGTAAAAAAACTGGACCGGGGCGCGTCAAGTGGTCTGTCACAGCCTCTGGTAGAAAGAGAACATAGTATGGCTTATAACCTAGACGATGATGAAATTCTAGCAATGGTCGAAGGGGAGATTAACGGCTCCTCTGACTATATGGATTCTGAAATTAGTTCCCAACGTGAAAAGGCAATGGAGTACTTTTACGGGGAGCCTTTCGGAAATGAAGAAGATGGTCGCTCTCAGGTTGTTGTAACAGACGTTCAAGATACCCTAATGTGGATGATGCCGTCACTGATGCGTATTTTCACAGCTGGTGATAAGGTTGTTAAGTTTGTTCCAGAGGGTCCAGAAGACGAAGACATTGCAGATCAAGCGACCAAGTATGTAAATCACGTTTTCTATAAGCAAAACGATGGTTTTATGGTTTTGTACAATATGTTCCTAGACGCTTTAATGCAAAAAGTAGGCGTGGTAAAGCATTACTGGGAAGATATTGAAAAAACAACAACTGAAACATACGAAAATTTAACTCAAAACGAGTATAATCTTCTCATACAAGACGAAAAACTGGAAGAACTGGAGCATACTGAGACGGTTGTTATAAAACAAGCTATTGACCCCATGACGGGTGAGCCTGTAGAGGTTGAAGAAATTTCGCACGATGTTACCTTTGCAAGGTCGGTAATGACTGGCAAAGTTACCGTTGAGAACGTACCACCAGAAGAGTTTTTGATAAACAGAGGCGCTAAGACGTTGGAGGATGCTAGGTTTATCTGCCATCGCTCGCACAAATCTAAAAGCGACTTGTTAAAAATGGGGTACGACCAAGAAATTGTAGATTCCCTGCCGGGTTACGTCGGTGGCGCAGATGACATTACAACGTCTCAGGAGTACATGGCGCGTCATGCCTACGATGCAACGGATGTTTATCCTAATCAGGCAGCTGCCGACTCGGAAATGATTGTGCAAATATACGAGTCGTACATGAAGATAGACATGGACGGCTCTGGTATTAGCGTCTTGCATAAAATTTGTCACGCTGGAAACGAATTGCTAGACGTTGAGCCAATTGACTACATCCCGTTTTCTACAATTTGCCCAATTCCAATCCCGCACAAGTTTTTTGGTCTAAGCGTTGCAGAAACAGTACAAGACATTCAGCTTATTCGCTCTACCCTAACTCGTAATTTGCTAGATAATATGTACCTTGCCAACAACGGTAGATTCCAAGTTGTTGAGGGTCAGGTAAACATTGACGATCTTTTAACAAACCGTCCGGGCGGCATTGTTCGTACTCGCAGTCCTAATGCTTTAACGCCAATACAAACTCCAGCGTTGCAAGACTACAGTTTTAAGATGTTGCAATACTGGGAAGACATTAAAAGTGGACGCACAGGTGTCAACCCTAAGACACAGGGATTATCAGCTGACGTTTTAAAAACGCATGTTACAACGGGGGCAGTCACAGCTGCTTTGACCAATGCACAAGGGCGTTTGGAATTAGTTGCTAGAATATTTGCTGATACTGGTGTTAGAAACCTATTTAAACAAATTTATAACCTTATTCAACGCTACGAAAACCGTAAAAAAATTGTACGCTTGAACAATCAATATTTTGAAATTGATCCTGGAAGTTGGAGAGAAGACCTAGACGTAGACATTGAGGTTGGTATTGGCTACGGAGACCAAGATGTAAGGTTGCAGAATATGAGCAATTTTGCTGGTCTTGTTGAAAAGGTAGCTACTCAAACAAAAGGTATTGTTGGACCCCAGAATATATACAATCTCGTTGTGGAAATAGCAGGCGAGATGGGCATTAAAAATGTAGACAAGTTTGTTAGCCAGCCTTCTACAGAGCCTATGCCGCTCAATCCACAAGAACAATTAGCGCAGGCTCAAGCACAGTCTATGATTACAGAAGCTCAAGCATCTCAATTGGAAGCTCAAGTAAAGGCTAAAGAATTAGAATTAAAATCTGCTAAGATGGAACTCGAAAGAATTGAACTAGAACACGACATGGCGTTGAAAAGAGAAGAACTAAAGCTCAAAGGTATAGAGCTAGGTTTTGAAATGAACTCGGATAAAAACATTAAAGCTTAGGGAAAGTCAAATGGCTCGACAGAATAACTTTTACAGAGTAAATTCAAGTGAAAACTTGTCTGCTACAACTACATCTGGAGCAACGCGCTCTGGAGGATGCCCTGCCCAGGTTACCAAGGTAAGGCTTGCTACAACGGCAGATGTATTCGTCAAAATTGGTCCCGGTGCGGACCCCACGGCTACGGTTGCAGGTGGTGTGTTACTTAACTCAGGCGACTCCAGCATTTTTACCGTTGTTGAAAATGACGAAATAGCTGCCATTACTGCCAGCGGAACTGCCACGGTTAATATTACTTGGCTTGAAGGCTAATAGGAGTTTACAATGGCTACGAACAAAAAAATCTCAGAGCTTACGGAGCTAGTTGAAGCTGATTTGGCAGATGATGATGTTCTAGCAATTGTAGATGTCAGTGCTGGAGAGACGTTTAAAGTTAGAAAGTCAACTTTGGCATCAGCTTTGGCAGGTGTGGCTACTCTTGCGGCAACTACCCCAGTGGCTGTTAACCAGTCTACAGGGTCTGTAACAGTAAGTTTGAACACGGTTCCGATTACATCTGGAGGAACGGGTGCTACAAGTGCTTCGGCAGCTTTGGCAGCATTGGGAGGTTTTGAAGACCCCTTAACCACTAGGGGAGATATTATAATTCGAGGAGCTTCTGCAACTCAAAGACTTGCAATTGGTTCAGCTAATCGGGTTCTTATTTCTGATGGAACTGATCCATCATATGGACAGGTTCCTTTGGCAAGTGCAGTTAGTGGAACTCTTCCTGTAGCCAATGGCGGCACTAATGCTACATCAGCTGGAGATGCCAGGACCAGTCTAGGCGCTGCTGCATCAGGAGCAAATTCCGACATTACATCCCTGACAGGATTAACAACTGATCTTGCTCTTACGCATGGTGGCACAGGCGCTAGTGATGCGTCAACAGCCAGGACTAATCTAGGAGTTGCAATTGGGTCAGACGTAGCTGCTTTCAATGCAGATACGCTTTTTGCAGACGTAACCGACAACCTTACCGCTGGATTTAGCAGTGACATTGAAGCAATTGGAAACAGTGGGACAGGCACGCAAACACTTGAAATTGCCACTGCTAAAGAAAATCTCAAAACGCTTACCATAAACGGAAGTTTTACCCTTGCTCCTCAAACTGCAAACTCGGTCATTGCAATGATAACGACCAATGACGGGACAGGTGGATACACAATTACAACAAGCGGGTATGACAAAGTATCTGGAACCTACAACAACGCTGCAAGTGCTAAACACCTAATGCGTTCAACTGTCATTGACGGCACACAAGTTTTAGAGATTCTGGAGATCGCCTAATGGCGCTAATCAATCCACTTTTAGGAAGCAACCTTGTAACAGGTGCGGGAGCATTTGACTCAACTCTGATTGGTAATTCAGTTTTCTTAAACGGATCTGATGAAGACATTAACCGTACAGGATTTACTTTATCATCAGACGGTCAAAAAGAATTTATCATCTCAATGTGGGTAAACCTTTGTGAGTTAGGAAGAGCGCAACAATTATTTATTCTTGGCACTTCAGCGGGTATTGCATCTTTTAACGACGATACGCAATGCACTCTTAATGCTGACAACACAATTGGGTTTTCTGTAGGCTCTGGTGGCAGCAGTGGTGGAGGAATTACAACAGCTAGATTATTTAGAGACATAGGTTGGTATCACCTACTGTTTACATTTAATTCAAATACCTCAGTTTTTCCTACTACATCTCGTATACAATTGTATGTTAATGGTGAATTACAAACAGGTTCTCTCACAGCAGTTCCAGATAACCAAGATGTAAGAGGGTCTTTAACTGGAAATGTTGATTTAAGGTTTGGCAGAAATACACATCCATCTTTAGGTTATTTTTACAAGGGGTACTATGCACAGGTTTGCTATTTAGAAGGCAAATCTATTCAAGCTGGTGATTTTGCAGTCAGTGATTTCCTAGATACGTTTACAATGGGAACCAACGGTTCTCAGTTTATTCCAAAGAAAGACAGTGAAATTGCTGCACTAGCTACGTCTGCTGGTGGAAACAGTGCTTGTTTAGATTTTGCTGCTTCTGATCTTGGTAATGATATAAGTGACAATAATAAAGACTTCACCGCTACTAATATGAGTGCAGCGGCTAATCAGTCAACGCATACCCCAAGTAAAGTCTATACAACTTGGAATGCACTTAGAAACTTTGCTAGTAGTACAGTTACGTTATCTGAAGGTAATCTAAAGTTTGGTGGCGGTGATGGTCCAGTTCTTTCTACAAAAGCCATACCTAGCACAGGAAAATGGGTAGTAACAGGTGAGGTTGGTGCTGGTGACTTTACTTTAGGAGTTGCGACAGAATCTGTAGGAAATTCAAAGTTAGGAAGTGATGCAAAAGGTTTTGCTCTTGTTGACACGGGAGTAAATCTTTTATCTCGTACAAACAACTCAGATACCAATTCAACAAGTGCTTTAAGTGCAGGTAACAAAGTTATTGCTGCTTTTGACGCTGATACAGGAAAATTGTGGTTAGGTTCTGATACAGGAAGTGGATATACTTATTTGGGCGGGGGCAATCCCGCTACTGGGGCTACGCCTACCTATACAATTAGCAGTACCGAAACACTTTATTTTGCCGGGGGCGGCGGAAATTTAACTTGTGATTTTGGCCAAAACGATTTTGATGGCACAATACCGTCAGGTTTTGAATCTTTGAACAGTACCACTTTAACAGCACCAGACTATCAAGGAATAGATTATTTTGATGCTACTACCTACGAAGGTAATGGCAGAGTTCAGCGAGTAGGTGACTTTGTTCCGTTCACTGATTCAGAAACTGTGGCAAATTCAGTTATCTTTAACGATGACGACAGTGCTTATCTTAGCCGCACTTACGGCACTCCAACAAATGCTAAAAAATTTACAGTATCATTTTGGTTTAAAGCGGGTGCAGGCACAGGCGACCAATATCTTTTGTCAACAGGACCGGGTGGAGGCGCTCCAGACGGAAATATTTACCTGGATCATAGTACGGGTGGCGGTGAACTTTGGTATGCTGATCCTAATGATGGTTCTGGTTTTGGCTTTAGAACTCAAAGAAAATTTACAGATTCAAGTAGTTGGGTACACTTTTGTATGGGGATAGATACTACAGCAAGTTCTGGCTCTCGTTTAAAAGTAGAAATAGATGGTGTAGATCAAGGACAACCTTCTGCAACGGCAGGTTCTTTACTTCAGAACAATCAAGGTGGTTCTGCCTTACCAACAGAACCATCACCTAATCAAGATATGAATTTAAATAAAGACAGTGCTGTTTATAATATTGGCAGACGGACTCTAACATCTGGTGGTCCCTTAGATGGCTACCTTGCAAACTATTATTTTATAGATGGCGAAAAGAAACAAGCATCAGATTTTGGTCAGTTAGATACAAGCACTAATCGCTGGGTTCCTAAAGCGTATTCTGGAAACTTTAACGACAACGGATGGAAACTAGCTTTTGGCACTGCACCGGGGACAAGTAACGGTGCTGGAACTGACACATCTGGTGAAAACCACCACTGGGCAGAAAATAACTTTAACTCAACTGATCAAAGTGCAGATACACCTACTAAAAACTTTAATGTGTTCGATGGTGGTTTAAACGGTGCTGGAACATTGAGTGAAGGTAACACACAGATTGTTACTGCAACTGACCAGAGAACAACCTATACGACTATGGACATTCCTGCTACTGGCAAGTGGTATTGGGAACTTGATGTAGTAAATTATAATACCGGTGGTTCAGTTTATTTAGGAGTAGTAGAATTTGACGAGTTAGTAACATCAAATAACCCAATCAGTGGTCTTACAAAGCAAGTGATATTTGATAATTTTGCTGGAAATGCTTATGTTTATTCAAACTCATCGAGTGCTGGCTTAGGAACAGCATGGTGTAATACACCGGGTAGTAACAACTTTAATGCTGACGGAGATATATTACAATTTGCTTTAGATCAAGATGCAGGAACACTCTTTATAGGTAATAATAATACTTGGTTTAGAGCAGGTGGTGCAAGAGACTCATTTGCAAATGCAACTACAGTCGGTCAAGCAATTTTTAAGACTGGTGTAAAGCGCAGATTTTTGCTTGGCAGAGGTGGCAGTAGTGCTGAAACGTATGCCATTAACTTTGGACAACACCCTAATACATTCTCTGGTAGTTCTACAACATTTAATGCTGACGCAAATGGTCACTTTGTTTATACACCACCAACTGGATACAAAGCAGTCAACCAAGATAATTTAGATGATACTGCATCTAAACTTACAGCTTGGGCATGGATTAAGAATAGAGATTCTACTGACTCTCATGTGTTAGTAGACAGAGTCAGAGGAGTTGGTGTTGAAGTTCATACAGATGGAACAACTACCACACCAGAAACTACGAATATCAACACTGTGCAACGCTTTCTTCAAAGAGGTGTACAGGTTGGCAGTGATGTACAGGTAAATACTGCTAATGAAAGCTATGTGCTTTGGCAGTGGCTTGTTGGAGACAGTGCTACGACAGGTTCTTCTATTGGAGCAGGTTCAATATCAACAGGTGTTCCAAGTATAGCCAGCACTGCACTAACAGCAGATGCTGGACACTTTTCTGTAGTATCTTGGACAGGAAGTGCGAGTCATGGTGATACTATCGGGCATGGAATGGGAGGAACACCAGAATTTATCATAGCGATTGCCAGAGCAGAAAGTGGAGAAAATAAACCTGTTTATCACAAGTTTATGACAAGTGACAATGACCATTTAAAAATTAACGATAATGAGGTTCAAGGAACTGCTGGCACAACAATATGGGATGAGTCTGCAATGTCTTCTACCTTAATTGGACTTGGCGCAGCGCCTCAAAGTAACAGCACAAATGGTATGATTGCATATTGTTTTAGAAGTGTTCCCGGTGTTTGTAAAGTGGGCAAATATACTGGAAATGGCGTTAATGATGGTCCGTATATAAATTTAGGATTCAAACCAAGATGGGTTATGGTTAGAAGTCTAGCGGCAAATCGAAATTGGAACACCTTAGACACAACAAGAAATCCAACTAATATTGCCAGCCCTTCTATACTCTTGCCAAATTCAACTGCTGTTGATACGCCTGGACAAATAGGAGCATTTGATATTTTAGCTGATGGCTTTAAGCCTAGAGACACTGCTGCAAATTCAAATGCAAGCGGTGAAACATATATTTACTTGGCTATGGCAGATATAGGCGGTAATGGTACGCTGCCACCAATTTACGGAAGGTAAACAAAATGATCGCACTAGAACTCAATGGACAACTTGTTTACCAAGGGTTTTGGAATAACAGGTTACAAGAAATGCTAGGACTTGTTGGCAACAAACAACCAAGGCTACCGTTTGAAACGTCCGTTGGTACTTTAAGAAACATAGAATACAATAAACCAACTTTAGAAAAATATCAAACAGACGGTTCCGAAACTGGTCAGGTATCGGGAGACGCATGGGTTATTAGCGTTTCGGCAAAAGACATTTCTATAGAAGTTGCTAAGGAACAAGCAAAATCTGAAATATCTCAAAAACGGTTTGAGGTAGAAACAGGTGGCATATTTTTAAACAATAAGTTTTATGCAACGGACAGGGACTCGCAGTCTGCCATCAGTCGCATGACAGGCACAGTTAGTTGGAAAGCAGCTGCTACAGTTGTAAAAGACGTTGTGCAGGAAGACGAGTCAACAGTAGAAACAACTTTTATTTCTGATCCTGAGTTTGTTGACACAGACATGGATGCTTTAAAGTCTGCTGTTGCTACCCACGTTGCAAATGCCTACGCCAAAGAAAAAGAACTTTTAACAGCAATCAATGCTGCTAATGACATTGCCGCCCTGCGCCAGGTTAATTTAACATCTGGATGGGCCGATATACCTTTGAAAGATTAAAATGCGTATACTCATTACAACTCTAATATTTCTTGTTGCAATTTTGCACCCAGCTATTGCAGAGGATACTTGGGGCAAAGACGATAAAGTCAGTGTATTTTATATGTGCCGTGAAGAAAAAGACATACTGGATGTGGCTCTCGCAGATTCTAAAAACGTATCAAAATACATTACTGTCCTTAATACTAAACACCTTGATGGTGCGTGCAGTCGAATTTTTCCACCTGTTGTTTTACGTGTTAAGTCTGTAGTATCTCAGTACCGAGACCACAAGGAAAAAAATACAACTATTTTAAAATTGTACGACCCTGTTACAAACTTAAAAGCTGGTTACATAATAGCAGCGGGCGTACCGCTCAGTGATCGTGAGGCATCACATTAACTTGACAATTGTTAAAAATAATGGTAAAATAAACTAAGGACTAGGCAAATGACAGTAGAATCTGCCAGCTATATTAGCCAGCTAAGTGCATCCAATCCTGCTGCTGGTGATAACATATCCGAAGGTGACGATCATATTCGCCTTGTAAAGACTGTCCTTCAGACGCAGTTTCCAAATTTAGGAACCACCGCTGTTAATCCAACAGCAGCGCAGTTAAATAAATTAGGGTTTGAAACGGGTACGGTTATGATGTTCGCATCTAACTCAATACCTACCACTCAAACAATTAGTGGCATAAACGATTTCTTACTGTGCGATGGTTCATCTTATTCTACTTCTACCTATTCTGTTTTGTTTGGCGTGATAGGAACCACCTTTGGCGGTTCGGGAAGTAACTTTAATGTTCCAGATTTTAGAACATTTTTTCCCGCAGGTGTAGGAAGTGGATTTGTTCTAGGTACATCTCAAACAGCTACCGCATCCTCTGGAACGGCTGTTCTCAAAGTACAACCTATTAACTTTATTATAAAGACCTGACATGGCAATAAATTACAGAGGCGAGAAGTTTTCCGGGTATAACAAACCAAAGCGGACGCCGGGTAAAAATAAAAAATTTGCTGTACTGGCAAAGCAAGGCAATAAGGTTCGCCTAATACGTTACGGTGATCCTAATATGTCTATTAAGAAGGACCAACCAAAACGACGCAAAAGTTTTCGGGCTAGGCACCGTTGCGACTCTAGCCCCCCTAGTAAACTAACGGCCAGATACTGGTCATGTAAAAAATGGTAGGAGAATGCTATGCCTGGACATTACGGAAAGAAAAACGGAAACGGCATGATGAAGCCTAAGAAAAAAATGATGAAAAAGAAGATGAAGAAAAAATAAATTAATGCCTAACCCATCAACTTTATCAAGAGAACAAGCTAGTCAAGCTAGTATGATTCTTGAAAACCCAGTGTTTAAAGAGACACTGCAAAATATAAGTAACAGGCTAATATCTGAATGGACAATAGCTGATACTGTAGAAGAAAGAGAACTTTGTTGGATGAAGCTAAACGCTTTGAGTTCCGTTAAGGAAGACCTGCAAGCTCTTATCCATAATGATAAAATAGAAAACGGAGAAAACTAATGAGTGAGGCACAGACCAATCCCAAAGGGGAAGTCGAACAGCCACAGCTTACAATGTTCGATGTCATGTTTGGAAGTGAGGAAAACACTAATCCGGAACAAACAATCGAAGAACCTGCCATTGATAACTCAGAAGAGTATGAAGCTGAAGCCTTTGACGAGGCCGAAGAAGAAGTTTCCGAAGAGTTTGAAGAGGTAGACGAGTACGAGGTAGCTGACGAGGAAACTCCTACAGAGACCGCACAAGCTTACACTGTTAAAGTAGACGGTGAAGAGTTTGAGGTTACACTGGACGAGCTACGAGATGGTTACCAGCGGCAAGCGGATTATACCCGTAAATCGCAATCTTTAGCAGAGCAGCGAAAAGCTTACGAGGCTAATCTACAAGCAGTCCAAAACGAGCGTCAACAGTATTCTCAAGTTTTGGAGCAGATGGCTCAAAACCAAAATTATGAGTTACAACGGTTTGAGAATATTGACTGGAAGGAACTAAAAGACGAAGACCCAATGGAATACATGGAGAAGCGTCTTGAGTATCAAGAAGCTAAGGACAGAGTAACTCAGCTGAATAACGAACGCGCCAGAGTGCAGCAGAAGTCTCAGCAAGAGTTTAATGAAATAGTAACTCAGAAGGTACAGCAAGAGGCAGAACTTCTAGCTAAAGCTTTACCAGAATATTCTGAGCCGGGATCGACTTTAAAAACTGATCTTAGGAACTATGCGCTTAGTCTTGGTTTTCCAGCCAATGAAATAGATAGCATCACTGACCACAGAGTTGTATTGGTATTGCACAAAGCTATGTTGCAGGACAATGCAGCTAAAGGTGTCAAAAAAGTTAAAGTTGCTCCCAAAGTCGTTAAATCAGGAACGCCTCAGACTAAATCACAAAGAGTCAAAAAGGTTGCCCAAGTTAAACGAGAGAGATTGTCGAAAACAGGTCATGCTAGAGATGCCGCAGATGTTTTTCTGGATTTAATCTCATAACCTTTAGGAGTAAGTACACATGGCACAGCCAACTGGTGTATACGTTACGTTCTCCTCAGCCGGTCTTCGGGAAGACCTGGAGAATGTAATTTACGACATTTCCCCGACTGATACGCCTTTCATGTCGATGGGCGGTCGCTCAGACGCGATTGCAGTCAATCACGAATGGCAGACTGACTCTCTAGCGGCAGCTGCTGACAACTTTAACGAAGAAGGTGCTACGCTTACGGCAGCAGAGCCAGCGGCTACCACCCGTGTCGGTAACATTTGTCAGATCAGTCTGAAAACGACTTTGGTATCCGGTACGCTTGATGCGGTCTCGAAAGCAGGCCGTAAGGAAGAGCTTGCCTACCAAATGTCCAAGCGTTCCAAAGAACTCAAGCGCGACATGGAACGTGCAATGGTTGGTGTCAACCAAGCTAAAGCTGCGATGGCAGCTGACGGCACAGTTCGTAAGCTTGGCTCGTTGACCACTTGGGTCAATACGAACATCTCCAAAGCATCGAACGGTTCTAACGGGTCAGGCGCAGGTGCCGCAACTCGTTCGGACGGTTCTGCCCGTGCGTTTACGGAAACATTGCTGAAGGCGGCAATTGTTTCGGCCTATGATGAAGGCGCTGACATCAAATACCTGATGATGGCTCCCTCGGCAAAGCAGACGTTCTCTAGCTTTGTTGGCGTAGGTGGTGCTAGTGGCGTTTCCAACTTTACCGATACAGCTGATCAGCGCATCATCGGTGGCATGGATGTTTATGTTAGTGACTTTGGCGAAATGGCCGTTGTTCCTAACCGCTTCCAGCGCGCCCGTGATGTCTGGTTGCTTGACCCTGAGTATTACGGAGTAGCTTATCTGCGTCCGTTCTTCCAGCGTGAAGTTGCCAGTACGTCTGATGGCGAACAGCGTGCAATTATTGCTGAGTACACTCTCGTAGTTAAAAACGAGAAGGCTCTCGGCGCTGTGTACGACATCGGCTAGTCTAAACAGGGGGAGGGCTAATTGCTCTCCCCCACCTTAGAGAGTGAACATGACTGATCCTGTTAAAACAAAATTTAAATACGATCACGGCGAAGATAAAGTCGTATTGCAAAATGTGCAAGACGTTGAGCCTCTTTTAGAACTTAACAAAAAAGAACTAACGGGAGACTCGATGTACGGCACTGGTGACAACGCAGTTGGTATGCGTAAAGTAGCCAGCATTCCGCTTGTTGTAATTGAAAAGTGGAAGCGAGAACTAGGTGTCGATATTATGAACAAAAACGACTGGCCTAAAATTAAACAGCTTCTGAACGATCCAGAAAATAGATTTTTTAGGACTAGAGAAGGCAGACTATAATGGCTCTTTCTACGTTTTCAGAACTCAAAACATCTGTAGCAAACTACCTTAACAGGGACGATCTTACAAGCGTCATCCCTGATTTTATAACGCTTACAGAAAACCGTATCAATAGAGAACTGAGAGCAAGGGCTAATGTAAGTAGGGTGACCACTACCACTACTTCTGGAACAGACATCTATGATTTTCCAGCTGACCTTATTGAGCTTAGAAGTGTTAGCTATGTTTCTGGAAATAATAAAACTGCTCTATCCTACATGACTCCAGAATCTGGAACTAGGGAATACGGCACTACCGCAAACGGTGCGCCACGATCTTACTCTAGTTTAGGCAAAACAATAAAAATTATTCCTACACCTGATGCAGCGTACACTGTAGAGCTAATTTACTATAACACATTGTCCAGTTTGTCAGACAGTGTTACTACCAACAATATTTTAACAGAGTTTCCAGCGTTGTATCTTTACGGCGCGTGTTTAGAAGGTGCTATATTTTTAAACGACTCTGACGAAATTACCAGATTTGACGCTATCTTTAACAGAACCCTGGAAGACATTAAGCAGTCAGAAGAAAAAGCTAGGTACGGTGGTAATGTTATGACCATGACAGTCCAAGGCGATCCTGGTTCTTTAGTCCGTAGAGGTGCGTAAAAATGGGTGCGGTGTCTTCTGTATTTAATAATAGATTTCCCGAAATTGAAATCGACGGCGGTGTGGGACGTAAGGTTAGTAAAACCGGAGGAACTAACTGGGTTCTTGATAATTTTAATATTATACAAGAAGAAGGTGGGAACTTGCTAACTGAAAATAACAAATTTATTGCTAGAGCAGAATTTAAAAATGTAGTGTGGACAACTGACGAAACTACTGGCGATGGCTAAACAAATATTTGACATATCATCCAAGCAGGGGGCTTTTTCCTTAAACAAGGACTTGTCTCCGTATGACATGCCACCATCGTTTTTTAGCGATGCTCAAAACGCTAGATTTGTAGACGGCAAAGCTGGTAAAATTTTAGGTCATTCTCAGGTGTTAGGAACCCCAACAGTAGCTCCGCTGTGGGCTATTGACTTCTTACAAGGTAGTAATAGCCTCTGGATATATGGTGGTGCTACCTCCCTACACAAAATTACAGGCACTACACACGCAGCTGTAACGCGCAGTAGTGGAGCGTACACCACTTTGACAGGTACTTCAAACAATTGGTGCGGTGGTGTTTTGGGCGGCGTATTGGTTTTGACCAATGGTTTAGACGTACCCCAAAGCTTAACCCAAACTGGTAGTTTGTTTACAGATTTGCCAGATTGGCCAGCTACTCTAAAGTGCAAAGCTATTGTTCCGTTTAAGAATCATCTAATTGCTCTCAATCTTACTGACTCTGGTACGGCAAAACCTTTTACAATTAGGTGGAGTGATGCTATACCAGCAGGTGCAGCAACTAACGGGACAAACACTTGGAACACTGGAAGTGCAGCTTCGCAATCTGCTGAAACTTCTATATCGTCAGCAGAAGGTCATATCCTAAACGCCTTACAACTGGGCAACGAGTTAATAATTTACCTAGAGGACAGCATATACGCTCTCAATTTTGTAGGCGGTGCGTTTACCTTTCAAATTAGACAAAAGTTTAAAGATACAGGATTGTTTGCAAAAGAGGCTGTAGTCGATCTTGGTAACGGCAGTCATGTTTTAATGACCACTGACGATGTTGTTTTACATAATGGTAACAGCATCAAAAGCGTGATTGAGGACAGAGTTAAGGATTTCTTGTTTGGCGAGATTGATTCTGGTGCCGCTGATAAAACATTTTTAGTACACAACAAACACAAATCAGAAGTTTGGATTTGTTACCCCGCAACTAATGCTACAAATAATTTTCCTGATTCTGCTGTCATATGGAACTATCAAGATAACACATGGTCTACTAGAGATTTACCAAACGTCAACTACATTGCCAAAGGCATTGTAAACCCTGACTTAGCTAATACTTGGACAGCATCTACAGCAACTTGGGAAAAGTCTACTCTTAATTGGGCGCAAGCGCCGTACAACCCCGTTATCAACTCGCTACTAATGTGCGGCACAAATGACACTAAATTTTACCTAGCCGATTCCTCAACTACGTTTGACGGGACTAGTTTTCTAACAAAATTAGAACGCATTGGCTTGCACTCTGGTCGCACAGATGCTGTTAAATCTGTTACTAGGGTGTTTCCTAGAATAGAAGGAACGGGTAGTGTTAATATAAGTGTCGGCGCTGAGTTACAGCCGTTTCAAGGTGTGTCCTATAGTGATCCAGTAGCTTTTGAGATAGGTACAGACTTTAAAGTAGACTGTAGGGTTAAGGGTAGGTACATTGCTATCAAAATAGAAAGCAGTGCTGATACACAATTTGACCTATCGGGAATGGCTATAGAGGCAGAAATGGTGTCGGAGAGATGACGGAGTTTTTAAGATTTGACCCTTCGACTTGTCCCCAAGATTTAGAAAGCATTCCTAAATTTGTAGACGAAATGCTTTTGCAGGTTAAAATTGTAACAGATTTGTTAAGAGACGGCCACCTAGACGTAGTTTATGAAGAACCCGACAAACCACAACAAGGCGATATTAGATATGCTGATGGCAGTACCTGGAACCCCGGATCAGGAGAGGGAATTTATTTTAGAAATTCCGCTGGAGCATGGGTTAAACTATAAATTTGCAAATTACAAACACAGTTCTTTGTGGTTAAAGTTGTCTAAATGTTATGACTACTTTGAAAAAACAATACAACGGGGCCTATGCTCTGATATTTATAATGCTAATGATTTGGTTAAACGAGTCTCTAAAGGAGAAAGCGACTTGTGGATTGCCTACGACAAGGAAGATAACATTAAAGGATGCTTTGTAATAGGGTTTGCCTACTATCCTCAAAAAACAGGAATACTTGCAGAAGCTATGAGTACAGATAGTCCTGATTTTGATTTTAAAAATATTGTTCCTAAAATTGAAGAATATTACAAAGATTTAGGATACGAGTTTTGGGAAATGACAGGTCGAAAAGGTTGGGAAAAGGTAATGGCACCTTTAGGATATGAATTTAAAAGTATAACCTTGAGAAAGATACTGTAAGATGACCAGTTTTTTTAGTAGTCCTCCTCCGGTAGTTATACAACAGCCGCAACAGGTTGCAGCAAGCGGTAGCGGAGAAGTTAAACCATATGCTCCTGTAGAGCCTTTTATTGAAGAATTGCTTCCAAGAATTGAGGAAGAGTTTTCAGCTGATCCTGTATTGTTTCAACAATCTTTAGTACCACAGGACACTGCTGAAACTTTAGCAGCTAGACAGGGTTTTGCCAATCTTGGACAAACGGCAGCAGGTTTTGCTCCGGATTTTCAACAGTTGTACCAAGCTGATTTAGCCAGAGGTATGGCAGACCCTAGTCAAGACCCATTGTTTTTGGCTGAAACAGGTGCTATTGCAGACCAAGCCCGTAGGCTTACAGAACGTGATAAGCTCCTTGCCCAAGAGCAAGCCATACAGGCAGGACAGTTTGGCCTAGGTAGTACAGCCCTTGCAGAATTACAACAAAACCAACAGAGACTGAGAGAGGAAACTGTACAGAGGCAGTTGGCAGAGTCACTTGGTCGAGCAGAGCAGAGGCGCATAGGTGCTGCTGACAGAGCGCCCGAATTTGCTCAACAGCAGCTACAGGCACAGTTGGCACAGCCATCGTTGCAGGAAGCAGTGGGCAGGGATATTGAAAGCAGACAAGCTGCAAGATTAGCTGACCAAGCACGGTTGACACAACAGCCTCAAGAGGCACAGAGAGAACAGTTGATTAACTTGTCCAACCTTTTAGGTGGCTTGGCTGGCCTTGGTACTTCTACAACCTTCCAGAACCAAAGCTCTGGCTTTACCTCACAAGCGTTCTCAGGTGGCGCAAGTCCGTTCCAGCAAACAATAGGCGCAGTTGGCGCAATAGCTCCGTTTCTTCCGGGCTACGGTAGTTCAGATATCCGACTTAAAACCAACATTAAACAAGTTGGTAAACTTAATAATGGCATTAAGTTGTACACTTGGAACTGGACAGAAGAGGCTAAAG